TCAATGCCTTCGGGCGGGCGGGATTGGGGACGGCGGCGGAGCGGGATGCGGTGGTGGCGGCGCTCAGGTTGGCGATGATGGACATTGAGAAATCCTTAGGGAAAGTGGGGTAGCGCCTGCGATGGAAACAGGGCTGGGCGGGTACCACCAGTGGGCCAGAACGTTCCCGACACCGGTCACGAATGGCTTGAAACGCCTCTATCGGCAGGGGATACGCCGTGTATGGCTGAATCGGTGGCTGTTTGACCAGTTGGACTGGGAGTGCCAGTTGCGGAACCCCTACCAGGGACAGCGCCCGCCGAAGCCCTATGGGATCTACGTGTACGGCCTGAAGGCTGAGTCGCGCGAATCGAGAAATCCTTAGCACTTATGGCACCCGTCCATCAGCCGGAGACCCAGCCCAAGGCGGCTAGTCCGTACGCCTTCACGGTATCTGGCGACGTCTTCTTTGATCCTCACCCAGGCGCCCAGCTGAATGCCCTCCTGCTGATGGTGAAGCGGGTGCGGACGGGTGTGGGGCCTCGAAGGGTGTTTCTCAGGGGGAACCGCGGGGGCGGGAAGTCGGTGATGGTCCGGAAGGGACTACTGCACGGCTTGGCGATGGCGATTCCGGGCCTCGTGTACGTGGTGGTCAGGCGGAACATGCCGGATCTGAGGCAGAACCACCTGATCTTCCTCGGGGCCGAGATGCGGAAGTTGGGCGGGGAGTATCACGAGACGCACGGGATCGCGAAGTACGCCAACGGGAGTCTCGGGTTCTACAAGCAGTGTGAGGAGGAAGCGGACGTCGAGAAGGTGGTCGGCGCCCAGGCCGCCATTCTGTTCATTGACGAAGCCCCCCAGATCAAGTGGGAGCACCAACGAACCATTGCCCCTTCATTGCGTGTCCCAAAGTCATCTGACGGGTCGCAGCCGTACTACACCTTGGAGGTGTACGGCGGAAACCCCATCGGAGAGTCCATCGAGGAGATGGATCGGTACTTTGTGGAGCAGGATGTGACCCCTGAGGAGGATCCGCAGTACCGGAAAGAGGACTGGGGGTACGTGCCCTTGGGTCTTCAAGACAACCCCTCGCTGGATCCCGAAGAGTATCTCCAGCAGTTCTCCGGGTTGCCGGCCCATTACCGAGCGGCGTGGGTGGACGGGATTCGGATGGAGTCCCGGACCCTGTTTCAGGTGAAACCTCAGAAGGACGGGAAGCCGTACCACTACATCGCGGAGCTTCCGACCCTAGATGGGGTACCGCTCCTGAAGGTGCCGTGGATCCAAGTCCATCGAGCCTTTGACATGGGGTTCTTCCCTGACCCGGCCTATGCCTTGTGGGTGGTGATTCTGGGCAGGCGGATCATCGCGGTGGCGGAGGGGTGTTGGTTTTCCACGATTGCCAAGGATCTGGCGGTGAAGATGATCGACCAGACCAAGGAATTGGTCGGGGAGACCCCGGTGGTGATGACCTACGTCGACCCGCAGATTGCGGTGAAGGACGGGCGGGTCACGGTGATGGACGAGCTCGAGATGTCCGGCATCCCCTGTGAGCCGTCGATCAACGACCGCGTGTTGTACGCCGACATGATCCACGGGCTCTTAGGTGAAGAAGTGGAGCCTGGGGTCCCGCGGTTTCAGGTCTACGAGCCTGGGTGTCCACTCTTAGCCAAGTACTTGCCGAAAATGCGATGGGACGAAAAGAATCCTCGAAAGATGGCCGATCACAAATTCGATCACCCCCCGGTGACGCTGGCCTATTTCGCGATCAGCAGCGGGGTGTTGAGCGTGTCGGCGAAGTCGGAACAGGCCACCGAACCGCAGTGGATGCAGTGGTTACGGGAAGGCCAGGGACGGAAACGCGGGAGCCGGCGCTAGACGTCTGCCCTGCCTGTGGAGTCACGCATGACGGATGACGATATCCGAAAATCGGCGCTGGCCATGGGGCTGATCGAACATGAGGAGATGTACGGGCCTGCGTTTCTGGATATCACGAATGGTGTGGCCCACCTCGTAGAGGACTGCGCTGGGTATCAAGGCGCGATATGTTCCGCCGTTGCTGACGAGGGCATGATGCTGGGCTTCGATTGGTGCCCGGTTGGTGCGCCACTGAATGCGCGTCCGAAACCAAATGGAGAGTTACATGAGTGACATCGCCCCCGCCGAATCCGCCCCCGTCAGTACCGCCGACGTCGCCACCGAGGTCTACGAGAGTTTCGAGTCCTCCGAGAGCGAATCAGCCAATGAATCCGGGCCTGTCGACACCCCATCTGCGGCGGTCGACACCCCCGTCGACACCAAGGCCCCGGGAGTCGTACAACCCGCCCCCAAGCCCCTCTCCGAGGCCGAAAAGCTGCTAGATGAGGCCGGATTCAAGGCAGAACGGCGGGAGGACGGGCGGGAGAACCGGATTCCGTACTCCAAGGTCAAGAAGATCATCGAGAACGGCATCAATCAAGGCAAAGGGGAGTTCGGGCAGAAGTATCAGGCCTTGGAAACCGAGGTCACGGGGTACCGGACCCGGTATCAGGAGTTGGAACCTGTCCTGAGCACCTTGGAACAGGGTCCAGAAGCCTTTCTGGCGGAAGCGGCCAAGCACGACAAGCGCTATGCGGCCTATTTGGAGCAGCGAAGCGCTCCAGCGGCTCCCGCACCGCCACAGATGGCCGATCTGCCGGGGCCGGATCTCGCGTTGCCTGACGGCTCGAGAACCTACAGCCTGGAAGGCATCCAAAAGTCGCTGATCCCCTACATCGTCCAGCAAGCCACGGCACAGGCCAAAGCAGAAGCCGCCGCGGCCCTGAAACCCATTACCGAGCGGGAAGCCAAGGCGCAACAGCAGGCCAAGCAGGCCGAAGCCACCACGGCTCTGCGCGAGCAGGCGCGGGCCTCGATGAAAGAGGCGGAAAGCTGGCGGCACTTCGGCCCATTGGCCCCGGACGGCACCTATAACGAGGTGCAGGCCGCCGTATTGGAGGAGTTGCGGAAGGACTCGGCGGAAGCCCGAGCCGCAGGACGCCGGCCTCGTCTCAGCCTGGAAGCGGCCTATCTGCGCGTGACCAAGAACTTGGATCTGGAATCCGAGTCGAAGATGCGCGAGCGGTTCGCCAAGGAAGTGAGCGCGGCGGCCAAGTCACCCTCGGTGCCGCGCGCGGGTGGGGAAACGCCGAGAACAGGCCGGTCAGCGACGACGAGTGAGATCGCCGCGCGCACCTTGGCGCGGTTGGAAGGTGGCGCTTGACGGTACACACAATGTAGAGGTAACATCACTCTAGGCGTAGACTACGCGCCTTATCTGTAGTCACTCGGGTACTACACAGGCTCCTGCATGCCTTAAGGCAGGGTTGTTCGTCGGCCTTCCGGGCCTTATCCGGAACACCAGCAACCCGTGTTCATAAGGAGCCTGTAATGGCCATTCCGTTCACACAGTTCCTTGCCTCGACGTACGACGACGTCGTCACCAGCAAGGACAAGGCGGCCGATCAGTTTTCGGACAGTTCCGCCCTCCAGCATCTCGAATCGATCGGCGGCGTCAAGCGGGTAGCGGGCGGCGCCACCCTGCAGGCGACCCTCGATTACCGCTCCAACCCCGCGGTGGATTTCCTCGCCACCGACACGACTGCCACCAGCACGAGCAAGACCGAAGTCCTGACGGCGGCCAGCTACACCTACGTGCCGCTGGTGGTCCCGATCAACTGGACCCTGATGGACGAAGTCCTCAACTCGGACAAGAACCAGAAGGTGGATCTCGTCTCGAGCCTCGTGGACAACGCGATTGCCTCGCATGACATGGCGGTGGAAGCCGCGATGTTCGCCACCACGGGCGGCACCGACGGGTTCAACACCTTCATCGATCTCTACACCAACGACGGCACTGGCACGGTCGGCACGATTGTCTCCGGCACTGAGACCTGGTGGAAGAACAAGTTCAAGGACTGGGGCTCGGACACGGGCGCCACGCTCCTCGCGGACTACAACACCCTGTATTTCGACTGCGCCAAGGGCTCCAGCGGGATGCAGCCGAACGTCGTGATCGCCAACGCGACCCTCTACGGGTCGTTTGTCTCGGCGCTCCAGGCTGGTCAGCGGTGGGTGGGCAACACGAACACGGCGAAGGCCGGTTTCGACAACGTGAAGCTGATCAACGCGGATTACATCTACACCTCGGTGATCACGTCGGCGCAGGACAAAGCCTTCATGTTCAACACGAAGGACACGAAGCTCTATGTCGTCAAGGGCGCGTGGCGTCAGCGTCGGACGGCGGTGGAGTCGATCAACTCCCTGATGATGAACATGAAAACCTGGTCAGTTCTGCAGTTGGCCACCACGAACCGCTCGCGCGGCGGGGTCTTGTTTACCTGATGTCTAGCGCAGCGGCGAAGTCGTGCTCCGATTGCGGCGTGGAGAAGTCTGTGGGTGCGTACTATCGCCACCCGTTGACTGCTGATCGTCTCCAGTCGCACTGCAAGGATTGCGATTCCGTGCGCTGCGCCAAGTACTACAAGGCCCACGCGAGTCGGCTGCGCGCCAAAAGCGCCAGCCACTACGAAGCCAATAGGGACTGGGCGAGTGTCAGGCAAACGCTTCGGCGGTACAACCTCACGCTCGACCAGTATCACGCGATGCAGGAGCGACAGGATTTTGCCTGCGCGCTCTGCGGTGACGTCACGAAGCTGACCGTGGACCACGACCATGCCTGCTGTAAGGGCAACGGGAAGGGCACCAACAAGCTGTGTGGCCAATGCAACCGCGGACTCCTGTGCGCCACCTGCAATAACGGGCTTGGGTGCTTCAAGGACAACCCGGCCCTCCTGACGGCTGCGTCGAGTTATCTCGTCGCAGCGAGGACGTAACTTATGGCATTTTCTGTTGACGCAAATCCCGCTGCCGGCCTGACCGGAGAAGTCCACGCCACCAAGCTCAACCCGCTCGGCGTGGTGCGGATGTTCTCGGACGGCAACCAGTACATCTACCTCCAGGGCTGCGCGAGTGTCGCGGCCAACGACTGGGTGTGCTTCGACGCGGACTACCTCTGCACGCGCATGCGAACACCTACGGCTGGTACCTCTACATCGGATCGGGCACGGCGTATGTCCTGTCCGCGGCGGTGAGCGCAGCGACCCTCTACGCGAATGCTGGTCCGGGTTCGGCCGCGACGGCGATCGTGAAGAACAAGGCGATTCTCAACGCGACGACCCGCACCGCGGCGGCGAGCAATGCCGCGACGGTGCAGATCAACCGGCCGTGGGTGGGCGACAACACAGACTCGGCCTAGATTTCAGGCTCGTTGTGGGCCAGCCTGACGTCACGGGTCCGTGTGGCCCGTGGCGTCAGGTGTGGCATCGCTGGCGGCGCGGGATAGACCTGCGGTTGCTGGCGTGGTGGAACGACCAGACGTTTCGTGAGCGTCGGGTCTGGTTTGGGGTGATCACGACGTGGGGAGTGCGCCACTGGGGATGTGGTTGCGGGATGACTGGTCGCGGACGCATCAGACGGTGGCTGCCGTACCCAGAGATTTGGCGGCTGGCGATCCAGGAGCGATGGTACCGCTGAAGAGGTCGGTGATTCTTCTCGGGTACCGCACGACCCTCATCAGCCCTCGGGTGGAGTTTCCTGGCGCGGAGTTGTGGGCGCAGTCGTATTCGATTCGCTCGTGGGATTGGGCGCTCTACGACTGGTCCCGCTACTTCGACGTTCACACGATGGGGCCGCAGGGGCAGTATTCGGGGATTCGGATCACCCGCCCTGACGTGTTGGACTGGTATTACAAGCAAGGCCCGGAGCGACCGATCTACTTCGCGGAAGACGTGCCGAACCTGCGGGCGGCGGTGCGGTATCCGG